CGAATAAGCACCTTGCCGTTCAGGATCACGTCCAGCTCTTGGCTGCGGTCCCAGCTAATGACCGCTGATGCCTCATCGATCGCCACCAGGCTCAAGCCAGTCGGTGATGCCGGTGCTGCGGTTTTACCAACTGCTTCAACTGATCCAGTTGCTGCTGTTGCCGAAAGCCGCCGGTTTACCGGATCAACGCTGTAAACTTCGACTTGATACAGGCCGGCAACAGCAATGTCGATTTCGTATGCAACGGTCTCTTGATCTGTCTCAACCCAGTTGCCATCGTCAACACGCCAGCGTACGCGGTAGATGTCAATGCCAGTCACTGCTGCCCATGACACTTGCAGTTGAGCCAAGACGATGCCATTGCTTTCAAATACGCGTTCTTGCAGCGTCAACCCGTTGGGAGCAGATGGCACTTCGTTCAAATTGGTGATGTCCCTAAACTGCAGTGGTACATCACGTTCGATGTAGTCATACTTGCTGCTGTTGTAAGCAACTGCGCTGATCGTATAAACAGCCTGCTCTGACTCGGCAATGCTGACAACTCGCCAAGTTGATGCCTCTAGATCTTGGGTTTGATATACCCAAACGCTGTTCGGGTTGGGCGCAGCAGAGTATGCACTGCTGACCGTGATCACATTGCCGACAATTGATGACACGGTCTTGGATTCCACTGTGCCGTCTGGCAGGATCACTGACAGCGTTGGACTGGTACCAAGCACCAAGCCGGTGGCGGTGTCCACAGTGACGGCGGTTGTTGTTGCGGTTGTGATCCGTCCGCCGCGACGTTGGCCGCTTCTGGTCGGATCAGACACCTCAATGATTTGCCCAGGTGCTAGTACCACACCAGCATCAAGCGATGCGCTAAACGTGATGACTTCTGTCTCGTATCGATTGGAATACAACAGCCATTCGCCTAGTCGATGCGCTTGCCCACGACTGGTGCAGGCAAATGCTTGGATCTCAGCCGTTTGGATGCCATAGCGCTGAATGCCATCCTGGTCCTCAATCACCTCTTGCGCAATGTCGCGGGTGTTCATGTCAAAATAGGACACGATCGCAACAGTTGGCCTACCTTTCAGGCTGCTGCCTTGATAGGAGAACCCATCCTGCGTAACATTAGCCACCGTGAACAGGTGTGCAACGGAATCTGGTGCATCCTGCGCAATGCTGAGCACACCTTCGGACCAGTACGGCATGGCCCGAAATACAGAACACATATCACTGATCAACTTGTAAGCGTCATCTGCTGATTGAATGTTGACGTTACAACTGAAGCGCGGTTCAGTGCCACCAAAGCCATCTGGCACTAATGCGCTGCAATACTGCGATGCGGTAAAAAATGACCACTTGTCCAGTTGTGATGGTTGGATGTGATCACCAAACCCGTATCGGGTATTAACCAGCAAATCCCACAGCACCCAGGCCGGATCATTGGTCCATTGCTTTGTAGCGCTGAAATTGCCGCTCCATACAAAACCTGCTGGGTAGACAACTCTTCCGGTGCCTGAGTCGACGGTAGTGCCTGCAGGGATTGCTACTTTGATGCCACGGATGCGGTAGCTGCGTTTGGGGATACTGCCGATCTGTTTTGCATCTAATCGCAAACCAACAACAGCACTATTTGGGTAACGCAACCGGCCATAGATAATCTTTGTGTATGATGCCCAGTTGAACCTGTCTTGCACCTTTGCATTGGTTGAATCTGCTGTAACGCGGGTTACTTTGATGTCAACTGGAAACGCGCCGTCTAGATTGACTTGATAGTCGCGGTTGTATGGATCCAGTGATTTGCCATCAACAGTGTCGCTGTGAATGACTTCGTATGAACCACCGCTATAGCGCCTTGAGATTTGGATTTGCACCTTTGTGCCCTTGTTGCCATTATCGCTATACAGAACTGGAAACTGTAACGTAATCCGCACCGCGTCTACGTTGTTATCTGCAATGGTGCGCACGACTGGATTGGTTTGATCAACAGTAACGCCAACTGTTCGTTCTTCTGAGATGGTGTCGCCGTACTTCAGCGGTGACTGAGCTTGCGTACCTTTGCAGCTTGCGTCTACTTCAACGCCTTGGAAATTAAGGCGATTGCTTGCGTCTCGCAGTGGTGTATTGTCAAGGAAGATAGACTGTTCGCCATTAACGAGTCCGTCAATCTCGCCTTCGCTGATCAGATCAACGATTTGTGTATATTGCGTCGATTGCAGTGTCATGCTTTCACCTGCACAGTATCGATGCCAGCGCTGACTACAACTGAACCGGTAATCACCTCGCCGTAGACGATCGGCACTGGCACGCCAGCTCTTGCTGTATTTTGCACGCCGTTGAAACTAAAGTTCAGCCGTGGATCATTTTGTGCACTGGACGACGCGGACACACCAACTTGCGGTGTTTTGCTTTGCAGCTGGTTTGACAGGTACTGAAGACCGACAGAAACACCAATGGCCAGCACCGTTGGTGCTACTGCTGTTACTGCACTGACCGCAGCACTAGCGACAGCAGCAATGGCATCAAATATCTCACCACTGAATGCAGGGATGATCCGCAGCTCTTGGCAGCCAATCGGATGGCTTAGCTCATCGGCAGATAGCAGGTGATCGCCAACTGCAATGCAGTATCGCTGGTTTGCTAGGTGTTGGCGCAATCCAGGAAAGTTGGCATGAAGGAACCGCAGTGCTTCAAAGGCAGTATCAACAGCAGCCTCAAAGACACGATGACCAAGGAACTCAGCTAGTGGCCCATACACTCGGATGGTATTCATCAGACCATTGCTCGGTGCGTGGATCAATGATAAACCAGCTAAGGCCGCTCAATTTGATGCCTCTGATGTCCATTCTAGACGGCTGCAACGACCCAGCTGGGTGGCTGTGGATGACGGCCAGCACCACGCCAGCATCTTCTGCTGCTGCATAGTCGAGTGGGTTTAGCACAAACTCCTGGCCGCTGTTGGCTAGGTTTATACAGGGCCAATAGGTCAATTGATCATCTGGATTCAATTGAACGAGCAAACCACATGATTCCTTTGGATCCTGCTGCTTGGCGTGCAGCATAGCTTGATCACGCCACATAACTGCTTACACCAGGGAATGACCCAAAGTTCAGAATGCCATCTGTGCGGAATACATAGATCCGGTCAGGTGCTGTGAATGTATAAGTTGCAGATGGCTGAGTTTGCACTTCGTAGAAACTATAGCTACCTGTACTGTTAGCAATTTTGGCATTGAACGATAGCAGCAGGCGCTTAACGGTGCCACTGTTGCCAAGAATGCCTGACACTGTTGCAGTGTCGGATTCTGCAACGGTAGGACCGATGACGTACTGACCCAATGCAACGCTTGTCGTATCAGGTACCACGATCACATTGCCGACAGGATCTGGATCACGTGGGTTGGCAGCGTAGCCAAATGCTTGCTGCTTCAGGTAGCTGCTGGCCTTGGTCGTGATCAATGTTGCCACATTCAGCCATGGCAGTTGCTGGCTTAACGTGACAGTGGTAGCGCCAACAGACTCAACCGTCACTGACTCACCTGCCGGGATGCCGCCGCCGGTGATGGTCATTCCAGCCGCCAGACCGCTGGTATTGATGCCAGTGATGGTGGTGCGGTTGGTACTTAATGTGCCGGTCTTGCTGATGGTGGTCGTCGCTGTTGCATTGGCACTCATCGTGATGGTGGCACCTGCAACGCTGGATACGGTAGTGCCGTTTGGTACACCAAAGCCCTTGATTGGCATTCCAGCCGTCACATTGACCGCCGATTCAAGGACCAGCTGGTTGCTGCCGTTGGTGACAGTGCCGGTGCCGATGATCTGCGCAAACCGCCGTTCACAACTGCTCAGCCGTTTGCCGCAAACGTCCTCTGCCAGCGTGGCAACCGATGTGTCATCTTCATCAAAATACAGATCACCGCTATAGCCGCATTCTGTCGAGCGGTATTCCCATTGGCAGAACGCACTAAGGCATTGCCGCTTTGGTCCGCGCACACCAAACAGGTCAAACGCACTGGCTAGCTCAAACTCAACGACATCCCTAGTCTCAGCTGCTTTGCGATCAATGTAAAATACCTGCCGCGGAAACTCTGCCGTCGGGTCGGGGCTGTATGGACTGATGCCACCAGGGAAGTTGCCTGCATCTAGGTAACGTCCCAGCGTACGGATACGCGTCACCTTGGCGCCTTCGATGCCACGTGGTAGGGACAGGATCAGACCGGTGATCGTACCGAGCAGGTTGCTCATCCGCAGCGTTGGCCGCGGCAGTTGACCGTTGCCAGTCAGTTCAAAGCCATCAGCTTGGATCGGAAACCATGAGTAGGTGCTGCCATTCCAAAGCAAGCCGCCAATCTCTTGGGCGATCATGTCGCCATTCTCAAAAAGCAGCAGGTCACTGTCTTCTGCGATTAGCAGGCCACCGGCTTGCAGGTTGATACCTGAATGGAACCGATAGACATCTGCAACACCATGCTGCGTGGTGTTCAGCTCCAGTTCGAATAGTTCAATGACGGCGCCAGGGTTAATCTCCTGCAGCGCTGAGACCGGTACTGCCATCAGGGTTCAAATACCTGCCGGAATGTTGCAGTGATCACCGCACGGCCGGTGTATGGGATCGACTTGTTCCATGAGTCACATACCCATTTGTACGCGGTTGACTCGTCCAACGGCGTCCAGTCAAAGGAAGCGCCATCAGCAGCGCGAGCATCAAGGAAGGCTTCAATCGTATCGGCATTGGCTTCAGTGATGTTGTTCCATGTAAGTGACCATTCCTTTGGGCTTTGGTTCAAGCCGAACGTTAGCCGGTGCTCATAGCCATCACCAAACTGAACGATACGCTGCCGCGGTGCACTGCGCTTTTCGGCGCCATAGGCTGGCGTGATCGCTGGGAAGGTAGCCATTAGAGCAATCCTCCGGGGCGCTTCTGTTTGATGATCTCTTGCCGTACGGCAACAGCGACGACCTGCCCGAGCTGTTTGGCCCGCTGGTCATCACCTTGGACGCTGCTACCGGTTGCGTCTACATTAACGACGATGTTAACGCCACCGCCAAAGGTACCAGATGGCGCAATGCCACCGCTGCGACCTGGCATGAACAGTTCAGGGCCACGCTCGCCGACTAGGTACGGCCGGTTGCCGGTAACGCTACCACCGGTGGCACGCTTCTTGAACAAATGCACCAAGCAACCCACCACCGGTGCCGGTGCCGGACATCTCACCAAACAGTGCCATGTTGATAGCAACGTCTAGCAGTTTGTTAGCGATGTTACGCAACACCTGCGACGCCACATCACCCAAGGATTTTGTACCATCAATGGCACCTTGAATGGCATCAACAATGCCAGACTTTAACGACATGCCGATGTCAGTGTAAAGATCCTTTAGTCCACTGCTTGCATTTTTGATTTGTGCTGTTGTGGTGAGAATCTTACGCAGTTTATCAAGCTGGTCTTGTGTCAATTGCAGCCGTTGGATCTCTTCTGAGTTCAGGTACTGCTCAATCTGCAACAGGTCACGCTTAAGCGGATCTATCTGATTGAGTAAGTTCAATTCATTTTGCTTGTCAATTAGCAGTTGCGCGCCATCTTTAACGCGTTGTTGGTCAATGGTGCTCATCTCGCGTTCAACGTCGCGCTGATTAGCTTTCAGTTCTGTCAAACCAGCAGAGATGATTGCTTCTTGCGCGCGGGCGTTAGTCTCCTTGGCCAGTTCTTGCGCGTAGCGGTATTGGATGTCAAGTTCCTTCTGCTGCCCTTGCAGCCTTGCTGCCAGCATCTTGTCGCCACTAGCTTCAGCAGCGGCGATCTTATCTTTCAGTTCAGAGTTCAATCGTGTGATCTGACCTTCAGCAAGCCTGCTGCGGATCACCTCTGCAACCCGTGCCTGCTCATCTGCAGCGGCCTTAGCAGCGCGTTCAGCAGCGTTGGCCGCGCCGCTTGATCCATCGCCACCACCAGCACCACCGCCGATGATATTGATAGGAGCCCTGGCAACAGCAGCATTGCGTAATCGGTCCGGCATTTCAGGACCGATTGGTTGATTCTTGGCATCACGCTTGCGTTTTGCTGCTCCAAATCCTGCAACACCTAACAGCAGCTCAGTACTTCCTGCCGTGAAGATGCCGGCCATTAGCCTAAAGCCTGCATTGCGACCAAGTTCATTGAATCTAGCGATTGATCGCAATAATGGGCCATCAAGCGAAGCGATTGCGCTTGCCAATCCTCCAAATGCACCGGCTAATACTTCAACGCCAACCCTAAAGTCGCGCATTATAGTAGCAGCTTCATTAAGTTTATCTATTACCGTTTTAAGTGCTGCACCAACAACAGGGGCAAAAGTTGCAGCTACTTCATTACTTAAGTTTTTGAACGCTGTATCTAAAGCTTTTAGTTGATTTTCTAAACTTTCTTTCATCTTGCTAAAGTCGCTATCTGTTTTCCCTGCTGCTTCTTGCAATCCTTGTAGGATCATTTGATAATCTTTACCAGCTTTTGCATTAGCAGCAAAGACTCCTCTCATGCCTTCCTGTGACCCAACCAATCGCGCTGCAGCTTCTTTGTTTATGTTTTGAGCTTTTGCAAGTTCAGCCATCAAACCAGTGAATCCTTTACCTTGAATGCCGGCAAGGTTCCATTGAATGCCTAACAACTTGGCTGCATCTTGTGACTCTTTTGTAGGTTGCAGGATCTGCGTTAAAGCAGCGCTCAATCCAGTAAAAGCAACTTCAGCCGTCGCACCATTTTTTGTTGCAGCCGCAATGAACGCATTGACTTCATCTAGGCTGACACCAGCCAATGCGGCGATGGATGCAACGCGGCCAAGTTGACTTGTGTAATCAGACCATTCAACCTGGCCATATTCAATCGCTTTGCTGATGCTATCAGTCACCTTTATTGCTTGGCTGCCGCTCATGTTATAAGCATTAAGCGTTTTGGTTAGCACTTCCGTTACTTGCGTTGTATCGGCAAGTCCACCAACAGCAGCCTTAGTTGCGGCTTCAACTAGCTTTATGTTTCCTTCTGTATCACTAAAGCCGGCCGACAGCGCTTGATAACTTGCAGCTGCTAATTCAGCTTTGCTTGCAACTCCATCAAGCCTAGTGCTTAAGTTTCCAAGTCCTTCATCTAATGCTTTAACATCCCCGCCAGCAGTACCAAGCCTGCGAATGTTTTTATCTAACTCAGCAAAATCTTGAATAATCTTGCTGATAGCAAAACCACCAGCAAACGATGCTGTTAAACCACCTAGCGCCCGTTGCAGTTGACCGATAGCATTATCAAGCTGTCCGCTTGCACGGTTGACCTGCTGCAGTGCGGTTACCGCCTGCCGCGAGTCAACCCTTAGCTCGACGTTGGAGACTGGCATACCCTAGTTTACCGCCGCCGCGCCTTGTCCATTGCTTCCTTCTCGTGTTCAGCTTTCAGCTCGTAGTAAGCCGCAAAGTGCATGAACTCAGCATCAGTCAGCTCAGTACGTAACCGGCTGACCGTCATGCCTAGTTCAGTTGCCAGGAAGAACTCAAAAAAGAGCCAGCTATCCTGGCTTAGTCTTTTTTTGCTTCCTCTACATCACCAGCATCACCAAGGCCAAACAGGAACAGTTCCAGTTCGTTCAGCACACGTTCCGGCAGTTCGCGTTGCAGCTTGGCTGCATCAGCTGGTGCAAATGCTTTTGTGCCATTCTCCAGTTCAGCGATCTGGCATAGCATCTGCGTGCTGACATCCAGCGCCTCTTCACTACCTGCCAGTGTTGTGGCACGTTTGCGATCAGCGCGGGTGATCGGTTTGAAATAAAGATCCAGCACCGTATCACCAGCATCATTCTTGATGCTGAACTTACGGCGCTGGTTTAGGTCAAATGCACCGGCAAGTAGATCAACCGGGCGTTGCGTGGCAGCAGGCATCAGATGCTAAGCGTGAGGGTACCGCTAGAGACGAAACTGATCGTGATGATCTCGATCTCGCCAACAGTAGCCGAATACTCGGTACTTGTCACGACGATTGTACCGGTGATTTTTTTACCGCCGGTTTCATCAAGGTACAACTCAACGGCTGCATCAGCTTCATCAGTAGCCTGGTTGGCATCTTTGATCAGGTCCAGCTTGTCACCAGCGCTAGGTGCGTCGTACATCACCTCGATGGTGCCAGAGCCGCTAATCAGTCCGCCGATGTTGGCGCGGTAGGTAGCGCCATGGGTGGTGGCGTCATACGACTCCTTTTCAACAGTCATCGACCATGACCGCACTGCAGCGATCTCAGACAGACCGCCGCTGCCAGCTTTGTCAAAGAAGACTGTGCCCTGTTGCCCGCGATAAAAAGCCATGATCAGATGCCAAGGGTAATGGTGCCGTTAGAAACGAAGCTGACCGTAATCACTTCGATCTCACCAACAGTTGCAGAGTACTCAGCTGAGGTGATCACACCATTGAAGCTGATCTTCTTGGTGCCGCTGGTATCAAGGAACAACTCAAACAATGCACCACCTTCATCGGATGCGGTGTTGACGTGCTCGATGAACGTATTGGTTTCATCAGCGCTGCTAGCGGTGTACATCAGCTCGCAGGTGCCGCTGCCGCTGATCAAGCCGCCCACATTGGCGCGATAGGTAGCACCTAGCGCAGTGGTGTCGAGCGATTCCTTTTCAACGGTCATCGACCACGACCGGGTGCTGGCGATCGTGACGCCAGTAGCGCCTGCATCGTCAAACTTGACGCTGCCTTGCTGTCCTCGATAGAAAGCCATAGCTAGAGATCCTCGAAGGTTTCAAAGGTCAATCTGACCTGTGTCTGGAAGAAACCCTCTGGAGATGGCGCAGCCACTACCTCGGGTCCGATCGGCGGGTCAAAATGAACGCCGCTGACTATCACCCTATTGTACAGATCCCGGATGCGTTTACCGATCGTCAGGTTAGCGCCAGGGCCTGCACCTTTTGGGGTGTAGATGTTGATGGCGATCACACCGATCACGCTGTTGCTGCTGCCGGTAGTGCCGCCCATGGTGAGGAACTCATTAGCACCAAAACTGACCAGGCATTGCACCCAGCTGCTATTAGGTGTTGGCACATACGGCTGGTTGTGAAACACCACCGGGATAGCTGGTGCCAATGCCAGTTCCGTAGCAAGCCGCGCCTCAATGGTAGAGCGGATGGTATTTAGGTTTGCAGCAGCCATCAGACTTGCCTCTTGATACGTTCCCAGTTGGTATTAACAAAAGCCTGCATCTCACGGGCTGTACGATCCACCCAGCCTGCAGGTGCCTGCTTGCTGTGGCCTTGTGCCAATGGCTCAGCATATGGCAGGTTGTTATGGATGCTGTAATAGTTGCCTAGCCTTTCTTGACCAGTCTGGTAGTTGGTGCCAGTTGGTGGTGTGATGCCAACGCCGTAGCTTCCTTCAGGCATTGGCGTACTGGTTGCGGAGTTCTCGCCAATCTGCCAGCTGACGCGAAACCGCCCCGTATCAACCGGGCTTTGCAGTTTCAACCTGCTGTCAGTTTCAAGCACCGTCACCCGCAGCAACTTCTCGAGCTGATCGCCCATGTAATTACCGATGTCGCGGATGGGTAAGTTGCTCATGCTCTCAGGATCAGTTCATACGTGATCGCGGTATTGTCCTGCTCGATCGTGATCACCCGGATCACCTGATGCACCACGTTACTGATCAGCACCTTATCAACTGTCGTTGGTGCTGCGGCTAGGTCTGCTGCAGCAACGATCAGCTTTTTGTCGCCGGCCTGTACCAGTTCGTTCACTTCACGGGCATTGACGCCATCAAGGACGCCTTGCACCGCCACATCGCTGGTGGTCTCGGTGATCGCTCCTGTCGTGGTGTTGTACGCCCCAGCGGTGACCGTACGGATCGTTACGGCACCACCTAGCTTTGCCATCAGCTTGCTGGCAACTTTCCGCAGCGGTTTCGCAAGGGTCATGCAGCCTCCAGTTGCATCTTGTCGCCGTCTTCGTACAGCAACCGATCGAGGTCCTCTGTAGCGATGAACTCAAGCACCTGCGTACCGATCGTTGGCGCTAGCTTCAGTTCACCGTCCAGACCGATGACAAAGGTGTCATTGCCATAGATCTGCAACAGGTCGATGCCTTGCAGGATCTGACCAGTAGCAACATCTAGGCGCGTCATGATCAGCTCCTGGTAACGGTCAGCAGGTTGTCGTTAGCGTCATAGGTCATCGTCAGCGTGGCAACGGTATTGCCGCTTGCACCACCGCGTTTGTACACCACAGTTGTCAGGTTGCCGCTGCCGTCGTAGGTGTTGCTGATGTAGTCATGCGTAGGGATCTCAAGCCCTGCACGCATCACCGCATCACCACCGCCAAGGAAATAGCTCATGACCGTCTGATTGCAATGTTGCCAGGTCCACTAATTCTAAGACCAGTCAGGTACCGTTCCATCAACGGTGGCACCTTATCAGCACCGACCGCACCAAAGCCGCTGCTTGGTGTGACATCAATGCTACCGATCTTTACGTTCTTGTAGTCCTCGAGGCCGCTCAAGCCAAGCCCGTCTGGGTTGTTGTGCAAATAGATCGCCAGCACCACTTGTGCGTACTGCACCTGGGTTGGGATCTCGGTGTCGTCGAAATAGTCCGTCGTGATCCGAAACGGAAACCCTACCGCATATGTGTTGATGTAGGTATCAGGTCGCCGCACACCAGTACGCGGCCACTGCAGCGCTTGCGTATCAGTGCTACGTGCACCTAGAAACCGCTCACGATCCAGCCGTTGCGTTGCAGTAAACAGCGCACGGTTCTTTTGGTCAGTCGTTGCTGCTGACCATGCAGTAACGTCATCATCTTCAACGAAACCATCAACGATCGCTTGCGCTGCTGCCAGCGTCAGGTAACTGTTTGCGTCTGCCGCGCCTGGCGTGGCCACGATCGTGATTGCCATCAGCTTGTACCTCTGGTGTCAGTGTAGGCTCTGCCATAGAAGAAGAGGCCACCTCCATAGAGGCAGCCTCCCGTTCACGCAGTCGCCGGAAGGCGAACAGACCCATTACTTGCGGTACACAGTGAAGGCTGGGGTGCCAACGGCAGTGCACACAAATACATAGGTAGCGCTTGATGCAGCGGCCACAGTGGCCATACCAGCCACACCGCCAAGCGTGATGCCAGAGGCAGCAGCGGTCAGCGTAATGGCATGGGTGCTAGCGGCAACGTTGACCACAGTCAGCTCAAAGCTGGTACCGATCTCAAGGCGTCCATCAAAGAACGTTTTGAGTACAGCGCCTGTAGGAGTGGTCAGCGCACGACCTGTGGTAGGGGTCATGGTGACGATACCCTGCACGCACTCGGCAGCAGTCAGCGTGGTTGCCTCATCAGCAGCAGCCTTGACCGGGCGACTCTTGGCAGAGACCGGAGCCACCGCCACAGTCGAGGTCAGTTCAAAGATCGAAGAAGGCATGACTAGGTACCTCAGTAGTTGGAGGTGACAGTGGCACGGACGATGCCGATGTTTTTGGTCTCATAGACCTTCGTCCAGTTACCAACCGTTGCCAGTTGCGCCTGGGTCGGGTTGACGGTGCCAACAGCCCACTTAGCACCAACCGGGTGATAGCAGTAGTGCAGGTCGATTGACATGGCATCGCTCTTGGCGAGGATGTCACGATCAGTTTCGGTCTGCATTGCCAACTGCTCACCACTGGCGATAGCGCCTGCGGTGAAGAAATACACCGGGTAGTTGGTGCTGGTAGGTGCTAGGTCGTCCGAGATAATGCAACGCAACCCCATATACGTGGGAACGCTTACATCACCATAAGCAGCAACCATCGAACCACCGGATTGGGTGGTAGTGGTGCCACGTGCATCACTGGTGGCAACATAATCGATCGCCTTGCGTTCGACCAAGTCGAAGTAGATCGCCGAGTGCATTGCAACGGCAACCAGCTTGTCACCTTGATCACCCAGTTTGGCACGTGCTTTGCCGACCGTACGGGGGCTCAGGGTGGTGCGGGTGTCACCCGATGCGGAGTCAACAGCAAGGTCAAAGAATGCCGAGCTGCTGGTGTTAGCAGACAAGCTGCCGAATACACCATCGAGGCACTTGATCAGGTCCTTCTGCCGCTGGTTGGCGACATAATCAGCCACCTTGGCGCCAATAGCTGCCATGGGATCAGCGCCAGCTGCCAAGGCAGCCAGGTCGCGTGCTTCCCATGCACGGCCACGATGCAGGACCACACCGACTTGCTTGTCAGCAGTGATCTTGCTAGGCGTCAGGCTGGTGCTATCGGACAGCACCTCAAAATCACCCGAAAGGTTAGCCTTCCAGAATGGGACGTTGATGTAGTCACCACCCTCTGCAGCGTTCAGCTCAGCCATGGGCTGGACCACACCGGATGCCAGGAAGGCATCACGCTGGGTGGTCTGCTCAATGACATAAGGAGTGAACACTTCTGGGATGATGATGTCAGAGCGAAGAGTCGCCATGATGAATCACCAGAAATGGTTTACGGTGTGGGCGCAGCCCGTATCACCAGCGCAGCCGGTTAGTTGCATCTTAGCGGTTTGCAGATGCTTTCATCCGTTCGTATAGATCCCGATCAGTCCTAAACAGCCGTGCTTGTTCGGTAAGGTTGAACGAATCACGGTTGAACGGGTTAGTCATGCCAGCAGGGATGCTGCTGCTGATACCACCTGATGGCGCTCCACCACCTTGTGGCTTCGGTTGCTTCTGCATCCATGCCGGTAGCGTTTTAGCCCATTCCTGCACTGGTGTGCGCTGGTAGCCATCGACCACTACAACAGTGCCATCATGATCGCGTTCGATCTGATCAGCACTCAACTTGGTCTTTAACACCATGTCCGGGTCGTGCACGATGTCGGCCAGTGCCGTTACTGCTGGTGTGACCAGCTCCAGCTCTTTGACGCGGGTTTCAAGCTGCGCGATGCGCTGGTCTTTTTCCGCCGTCGCCTCACGGAACTGCTGCTCCAAAGCCTGTCTGGCTTCGGTGTATTTGCCTTGCGATTCAAGCTGCTGCTGCTCGTAATTGCGTTTGAACTCCAGCAACTCATCAACATTGACACCATCAGGGATAGCAGGTGCTTTCTTTGCAGCACGCAATTCTGCAATCAGTTCTTTGTTCTTGCGTTCTAGTGCTTCAATGCTGCGTTGTAAATCCTCAGTCGCCGCAGGCTCCTGGGTTTGTGTTTCGTCCGACATGAATAACCCGCAGGGTTAGATTGCCTGCTTAGGTTACCACTTCTCACGATCCGCCCAGTAAGCAGCAGACATTTTGCCTTTGGCAATGTTGTCTGCATGACGCGCTTTGAATGCTGCACGCCTAGCCTTTGCGGCCTTGCTTTCACCTTCACGTGGTGGACTACCGCTGACGCCTTGCTGGCCAAAGCGGATCAGCTTGATGGTGTCACCTTCTTTGGCAAGCACCGCGTGCGACTTTTTTGGGTGGTTTGGTGTTCGCTTGGGTTTGTTGTACCCATCAAACTGCTCGCCGCGGTAGGTGATGCTCACTTGCGTTTCTTCTTAGCGGTCTTTGCAGCAGCCTTGAATGCAGCAGCAGTAGGACGCCCTTCTTCACCTTTGTGTGCCATGCGTTCGTTGCTACCTTCCTCGATGCGCCTGCGCTTGGCATTGATGTTGGCGTAAAGGCCTGGTTTCTTTGGTGCCATCACTTCTTACCTTTGCGGGTTTTGCCAGCTTCACTCAATGCAATAGCGATGGCCTGCTTGCGGCTTTTGACCGTAGGACCTTTGCCTGGACCAGGCTTGCCGGTATGCAAGGTGCCAGCCTTGAACTCGCTCATTACCTTGGAGACCTTTTTATCTGCCTTGGTTGGTTTTTTGGCCACCGTACCTAGCACGCAACTGGTCTAAGGTTAGCTCTGACCCATCGTCGCGGACGAGCTTTGCGATGGCAGCCTTAGGGCCATACTTTGCAGACAGCTTGTCGAAGTAAACAACCTTGCCGGCACCTAAAGCCTTTGCCTTGACCGGCAGCGGTTGCTTTGCCAACCATTCGCCGTAGCTGGTGTCAGCCGGCACTTGGCCACCCATGCTGGCGCGGGTGCCTTCTGGCGGTGGCACAAAACCAAGCCCTTCGTAGTCGATCACCGGTACTGTCGTACTCCTGCACTGAAAATGAGTGGGCGGTGTTGGCCCTTTGCCATATGGAAACTGCTTGCCATCTAGCGCGCGGCAGATTGCACTGGTCCTGGTGTCCAGTGTGGCGACGTAGCGGTACTTGCTGGTGATGTCCGGATTGGCTTCGTACACCTGCTGGCTGGCGGTGTTAGCCACCTGGTTGATGCTCGTGCGAACGAGGGCTGTTATCTGGTTGTCTGCTACTGCTGTTGCCTGCCCACCTGCGGCCACCAGTTGCTTGACGGTCTTTGCCTCCTCGCCGAACTGCAGGCTACCGATCAGCCGCTTGGCGATCGCTGGTGTCGGTTCACCTGTCAGCAACCCATTGCGCACCACCTGCGAAAACCGTTCAGCCTGATCCACGGCGATGCCGCGGAATGCTTTAGTGATCACCTCACCATTGGGTAGCGTGATCGTTGCACCTTTGGCAGCGGTGAGGTTGAAGGTGCCGGTACCAGCCTGCCGTGCTAGTGCATCAGCGCCATAGACGGACTTGTACAGGTCATCGCTTAACGCGACCACATTGATCTGCGTTGGATCGGTGGTGACCACACTTTGCGCAAACTGCGGGCTAATCTCAACCGTGCGCACGGCATCACGAGCGCCAGCCGGTAATGCAAGCCGCAGTTGTTCGGTGACAAACTCAGACTGCAGCTGCGCAATGCCTTGCAGTTCAAGTGCCGTCAGTTCAGTGCTATCACCTGCCCATGTACTGAGGCTTTCTTTTAGCTGCGCCAAGATCGCACGCAACCTGGCAGCCTTCACCGGTGCTGCTAGTTCATCAATAGTACGCAGTTGGTTTACTGCATCAATGATGATGTCGTTGTAGGCATTGATGATGCGCCGCGCCACGCTGTTGCTGTAACGGTTCAGGTCGATCGCGTTGCGGTACAGCGCTTCTGGTGTACTCATCGGATGATGCCTAGCTGCTCTGGTTTGTACTGCGACCTGATGCTGACATTAGCGCCACGGGTTAATGCACCTTGAACTGCTGCAGCAAATGCGTCATAACCATTCTGGCCGTCTTCCATGATGCGCAATTCGTCTACCTCATTAGCCTTGCCGTTTTTGTACCAGGTCAGCCGGATGACCGCAAGTACATTAGTTGGCAGTTTGCAGATGGTGTAGTCAAGTTCTTGCCGTCGTGGTTTCTTCGGTTCCATCCAGATCATCAAGTCCACTAACCAATCCGTCAGCTGGTCCAGTAGACGGTAGATCAAGGCCCGCATTGGATGTTGCCTCCAGTTCTTCATCCACATCAAAGTTATCGCCGAGCACATCGCCTTCGGCTAATTCACGCAGCAAGGTTTCTTGGCTGATAACACCAGCGGTGTACAGCTCTCTAAGGCTGTTGATGTCCTGCGGTTCAAGCCGTGCACCGAGGAAATCACGGTTGACGTAACTGCTGCCAGCGGCAGTGGCATTACCCAGATAGGTGGCGTGCCATTGCAGGCAGTTATCAATCATGTCCTGCATGTTCTGCGCGATCACCATCATGGTGCTATCGCCTTGGCTGCGATCGATCCGTTTTGCTTCGGCGGTCTCTGCGCTTAGCTTCTGGCCTAACACTGCCGACAGGCCTAGTTCATTGATCTGCATAGCCAGCTGCTCAAGCCGACGGAACTGCGATTCAAAGCTCTTGCCTGCTGGTTCGATGTATTCGGCACGGCCTTCAGCTGGAAATGCGATCGCCTCGCCGGGGCCTGCAGACACCTCCTCAGCGCTGGACGGGAATCCGTAGAACGCCAGCATGGGCACCGCACTGATATGCAGCTGGTTGTCGAGGTCACTTTGCACCTGGTAGGTCTTTAGGTTCAGCTCTGCGATGTCCTCTAGCGGCGGCCGTGACTCCATGAAGCCATGGCGTTGCGCGTACGCGATCGAGAATGGAATCTCGCTCAGGCTGGTGCGGCCTTCATCAACGACGGTGAAGTCGCCGTTGTCATTTTTGCGGTGGATGCGGTATTCACCAGGCGTCAGCACTCGGATCTGCTCAACTGCCTTCTCGCCAAACTCACCATCGGGTACGGCAACCACTTCAGCCAGCCGCAGCTGGGTGAGCACCTGCCGGCCTTCTTGCTGTTCAGTACGCCAGCCAAGGATCTGCCGTGGTGTGTAGGTCACCCAATAGGGTCTACCGCCAGCAGCAGGTGCATCCACCAATGTACCAACGTGGCCATAGCGGACCATTTTGCGCGCTGCTTCATAGGTCCAAACATTGAGGTCATTGCCTTGTAGGTCTACATCAAACAGCTGCTCACGGATGATGTCAGCGGTGTCATCCAACCGCACAGGCTTACGCGTGAGCATCCCGGCCAGCATCCGCTCTAGACGGATGTAGTACGGCGGGCACACGGATCGCGCTAGGCGGTTGTCATAGGACTCATCCTGCTCGCGTGGTTCTTGCGGCAAGTACCGGCGGTGCTTCTTGCGCATCCCGTAGGTGCCTTGCAGTAGATCCTCGATCAGGATCCAATGCGGCTCTTGCGCAAACCACGCGGTGTTGGGGTCACTGACTTTGGTGACGGTGCGCTTTGCTAGCGGCCGATCGTATGCGTTGAAGCCAATGTACACGACCGCTAGCTAGTGACAATGATGTCAGTTTACGGCTTCAGGTTCTGGTGACAGGCAGGGTGGTTGTTATGCGCCTGCACGGCCTGGTCACGGCCGACGCTGACGCCAACGGCGTAGATCATGAACAGAAGGGTCAAGGCTGCGATGCGGTTGATCATGGGTGGGATGTGACTGGACATGCGCAAGCTACCACCGTCTGCCGCCGTGGTCAACCTCTAGTAAAGCCGGATGCCGGTACCGCGACCAGCGCCAGCGTGCAGCGGGTTGAACTCACGCCACACCAGGTAGCCGAGTGCATCGTTCATGTGGTCAAAGCCGGCGTCCTTGTCCGGTTCGCCCTTGTCGCTGTAGCACTGCAGCTCAAGGCACTCGATCACCCGTTTGCAGTTTGCTGCTACCTGCAACCGCACCTGCCCTTTGCCGTTCTCGAGCAATGCCTGCACTGCTGCCACCCGGTCACGGACTGGTGGGTTGCTGCGTGGTGACTGGTTGCTGAAGCCATACGACTCGAGGATCTGGATGTCGGTCTGGCTTGCATTGGTGCTGCGGCTGCCGCCACTGGCATCCGGGTAAGCAAACACCCGGCGGTCTTGGTACCGCCTGCGGATCTCCTGCGCCAGTGCGTCAGTGTCATGCGCACCTGCGATCTCATCAACGACTACCAGGCCATTGCCAAGCCGCACGGCGATCACCGCAGACATGTTGCCAATGTTGAAGTCAACGCCAATGCGCAACGGCTCGCGGCTGATATCCGGCAGCTCGGCGGTCACATGCTTGCTGCGATCGAAGCGGTCATACACCTGCCCAGTGGTCAGGTTGACGAACTCACCGTCGAGGTAGGCGCGCAGCAGGCTTGGGTCGTAATTGGCTTCCAGCCGTTCGATGAAGTCTGGCGGCAGGTGTGGGTTGTCGCTGGTGCGCATCTTGATCAGATGCCGATCTGGTCGTGCCTTGGCTTCATCACTGCCGAAGGTGTGCCACATCCACCGGAACCCTTCTGGCGTTGATGCTGCACCAAACTGGCGGACATGGCCAGCACGCAAGCGGCCAAGGATCTTCGGGAATGCCTTGTTTGCAATGCTTGGCGTGACGGTGTCGATCTCATCTGCCAACACCCATGCAAGGTTCAAGCCGATGATGCGTGACCAGTTCTCGAAGCTACGGCACAGGATCTTTGTATCACCACCAGGCAGGTGCAGCATGTACTCCGGCAACGGGCTAGCGCGGAAGGTGTACGGGATGCCATAGGCATCGAGGAAATCATCAAAGTCGTTCTGCCAGATGTCGCGGATCAGTGGCCCGGTCGGCTCCATGACAGCACCGATAAAACCCTGATTGGCCGCGGCCAGCATCACCGCCTTAGCGCACAGGGCACGGGTCTTGCCAGCGCCATAGCCAGCACTGATACCAATGATCTGCGTGCTGGTGTCATCCACAAACTCAAGCTGCCCTGGGTGCAGGTCACTGCGGATGCGGGTATAGGTCTCGGCTGCATTGAAGACTGCACGGCCTGAATTGCGTTCCAACTGCAGCGCTGCAAGGCGTGCAGTGATCGGGTTAATCAGCCTCAGTTTCGACAAGCCGCTCTCCTGTCTTGGCTGAAATCCACAACAAGGCATTGCGCTCTTGTTCTGGCGTCAAGCCAGCAGCTTGCAATCCTTCGATCGCCATTGATATGCCTTCGCGGAATGCCCTGGTGACGGCACTGTTTTCACTCCACCGCGCCCGCCAACGCGGGGAACGCGACAGCAGCCACTGCGCATCTTTTGTGTCACCTTCAGCGATGCGCTGAACCAACCGCATCTCACCTTGAACGGTTGCTTCATGAAAGACTTGCCATAATTGATACTCAAGACTGGTTTGAGTATCATCTTGACGGCCTTTTGTAACCCAGCGGCTGAAATGCTCTGGCGTTACATTACAGGCCTCGGCAATGTGTTTTTGCGCAAGGCCAAGTGCAGCTAAACGCCCGACGCGCTCTAATAGTTCGGGCGTTATTTTTGATCGTCTACCTGCTCTTGCGAGCATCGTCATTCCCTTACCTGTACTGGCATCACAAGATATGTTACAGCACTGTTATCAACTGGCGTCAACACCACTGGTGTTGTTGCGCTGTTGGCTGAGAGTGTAACAGTTTCAGCCGACCGCATGGCTTTGAGACCATCGAGCAGGTAATGCACGTTGAATGCCCAGGTACCTTTGGCGACGCCTTCGTAGGTGAGCAGCTCGCGGCCGTTGTTGGCATCTGCTTCAGCGCTGACTTCAAGACCACCGGCTGCGGCGATGATCTTGACCACGTTGTTGTGCGCTTCTGCGATCAGGGCAACGCGCTCTAGTGCGCGAGTGAAGCGATGCCGGTCAACCGTGATGGTGTGCTCAAAGCTACTGGGGATAAGCGCTGCCACGTCTGGGTATTTGCCATCAAGGATACGGCTGTAGATGGTGATGCCATCACCTGCGTCGATCACGGCTTGACCGCGTGCAGCTGCGATACCAACAACACGATCCTGCAGCAGCTTCATGGTGGCTGCCGGCAGCACCAGGTCGATGCCTGCGGGCAGCTCAACCGGCACACGCATGAGGCGATGGCCGTCGGTGGACTCCATGAAGCCAGCACCAAGATGAATGCCTTGAAGGATCTGCTTACTGGCATCGGTGCTGACAGCTGCCATACAGGCACGTACACCAGCGGTGAGGTCCAGCTCAGCGCCAGGAGCCTCCACAGCAGGCAGATCGGGATAATCCGCTGCATCCTGCACCGCAAGGCCATAGGAGCCGCTGGAAGCGACCACAGCGCCATCTGACAGCGTTACAGGCTCGCCATCATCCATGCGGCTCACAAGGCCTGCCAGCAGCTTGTACGGCAATGCAACGGTGCCGGCGGTGTCTACAGCAGCAGGCACGGTGACCGTGATGCCAAGGTCGAGGTTGAAACCGGTGATGGTCATGGTGCCGCCACTGGCAGCGATGAGGCAACAGGACAGGATCGGATGGCTGTTGCTGGTGCTGATCGCCGGCGCAATGGTGCGCAAGGCATGGCTTAGATCAGCCTGGGTTGTGATGAGTTTCATTGAGCGGCTTGGGTGAGGATTGAAACCAGCCGCTCGTAATCAGCGGCAAAGGAAGCGACCAGTTCCGGCGGGATAGGTTGCTGGTCATCTTGGGCATTGTCGCGGATTGCGGCGGCATATGCAAGAGCTTGTGTCATGCAGTCATGCAACCGGTTGATCACGGGTTGCTGCTTGGCTGCGATTTGGATGAGATCCATGTGACGGTGAACGCAACGAGCTGCTCAACCATCCGTCGCGGCATGTCACCACGGACGCTAGCGAGCGCATCTGACACTAAGCGGTGGTAACCAGCGACGGTAAGGCCAGCGCCACAGTTTGCAACAAGCGCACGGCTGCGGATCAGTTCGCTGCGGCTGACACCTGCGGTAGCTGCCTGCTGGTCAAGTGCTGCCAGGTCAGCCGGCGCAAACCGGACTTTGACTTCTTTCATGAGCTCCTAACGGTCCGAACGGTCGCCTAACGGTAGGCGTTCGGCCGAGATCGCCCGCCACCATTGGCCTGAGTCCCTAACCTAACACTCCTAACGCTAAAGGAGATACATACATACAAGAGAATCCACCCCTTACCTCTACACACACATACTCTCTCTCTATAAGGGGGGCTCTTCCTGAAAACCGTTAGGAGCGTTCGGAGCGTTAGTTTCGAGTCATACCAACGGTTTTCAGCCGAACGCCTCCGAACGGTCAGGCGGCTTCGAGTGGGATTTTGGTTGCTCGACTGTTACCGCCTGAACCTTTGAACCAAATAACGCCGACCTTCTCCGCACCTGGCAAGCGCGCCAGCACGGTGGACCAGCAGTTGCTCCATGGCGTATCGGACAGGATGCCAGCGATGGCGTTAGCGGTGTTTGAGATGCAGATGCAGCCTTGTTCAGCCTTGATGCCATTGCGGCCAAGGATTGCTGCTGCGAGGTCTGCGGTGACGTCTATATCGGTACTGTGATGCAATGCAACGTCTACCAGTTCACCAACAGTACGGGTGACAGTTTTACTACCTTCAGCGCGTATTTGATACTGCAGGATACGTTGCAGGCAGCGCTTTTCATCTGGTATTTCAACTGCTTGCGAATACGGTTCCCAGTTGTTTTGTTCAATTAGCTGCCATGCCTGATCGGGTGTGGCAACTTCACTGGACTGCAAAGACCACGCACCGGCTAATAGCGTGCCGTATTGATCGCCAAGGCGTTGGCTATCAAATGCTTCTGCTGCTGCCCTGGTGAAGATACGCACACTGGCGCGAATCGTTGGTATCAATGCAATGGTCCTAGCCTGCAATCGCTGGCCAATGGCTTCTGTTACGTAGCGGTCAAGGTCCTTGTCTAATGCTTCCCAGTGAGCGATGCGTTCATCACGTGGTATGTCGCTGGGATTGCGCAATGTGAGCTGCGCAAAGCGTGATTTGTCAGCACCTTGTTTCAGAGCCGTAGCAATCGACGACATCAGGAACATCGACCGGATGGTGTAACGCTGCGTATCACCTTCGGGACTGCCCTTTAGGGTGTGGGCTTTGGACTCCGAGCTGGCCACTCGTGCCAGGCCAAGGATCGCCTGCATCCGTTGCTGATCGCTGCGTTCGTTGGACTCTGCTTCATCGAATACGACCGGCCGCGCATCAGCGCGCAAGGCCTGGCGGATGCCCGGTTCGGTGGTGTTGCCACCGACGAACAGACCCATGTCACCCAGAAGTGGGCTGATGTAACGATCCAGAATGGCGGACTTGCCAGAACCGGCACCTGCCGTGAGCCATGCGTGCGGCCGCCAGTTGAGTGCACCGCAGATCGGTGCAAGCGTTACCCAACCGGCCAGCAGCAGGCCAGATGCAGGCACATCCCAGCGGAACCGTTCGGCCAGTTCTGATAGGACATGAGCCTCGACATCATCCAACGGCTTGGCAGTGCCGGGACCATGCAACCGCGCAAGGCGCTGGTAGAGGTACGAGCTGCCGGTGATGCCAGTACTGACATCACGGTTGGCGCCGTCTACCACAAGGCGATCGCCGAGGTGCAGGACACTGCAGCGCTGATCCCACCATGCACCACGACCACGGATGCGATCAGGGCTGTAGACACCTGCTGCAGCTTGACGCTCGAACAAACTGCTGGCAGCTGCGGTCCAGTTGACACCGGTTTTAGATGGGTAAAGCGATTCCCAGTAAACCAATGGCGCTAGCGCTACCAGGTTGGTGCCAGTGTGGCTGCTGCGTGACAGACGCGTTACCTGCCCGGTGCTGCTGGGTTGGTAGTAGAAGGCGTCATTGTCGAAACCAAGGCAGGCAAAGTAACCGTCAACATCTGGCAACGGGTCTGGTTCGATCGTAGGTTCGAGCACTGGTTCCGGCTCGAGTTCCGGCAAGGTGATCGGTGCGCTGCGGTTACGCATGAGATGCGCTGCGGCTTGCGCTGGTGTCCAATCAGCATCTGCCAGGTCCCAGCCATCGGGTACACCATCTGGCGGCTGGACAATACGCACTTGGGTAGCACCAGCAGCAAGTAACCGCAACGCCAGCTTGGCCATTGCGTCACGACCTGGCATGTCGGCATCAGGCCATAGCACACAACGACGACCGGCTAGTGGCGACCAATCGGCTTTTGCAATGGCTTTGCAACCGGATGGCCATGTGACGACAGCATGACCGGTGAATAGTGCAGCAGCTGCATCAGCTGTCTTTTCACCTTCGACCACCAGCACCGGTGCACCCGGCAGCTTCCGCGCCCAGTACAGCGGCCGCGGTGCTGGTGGTGCCTTCCAGCGCCAGGCGTCACCATCCCACCAGAGTGGTCTGATGGCTTTGCCGGGAAACCGGCAGACGTAGAAGGTGCTGCTGTACCGCCAGGTGTGGTCAGCGCCTTTGGTCGGCGGTTCCGGCACCACTGCCAGGTGCTGCTCGAGGTGCCGGCAGGCATCGGCATAGGACCAGCCATTGCGGCGCATGATCAGGTCCATGCCTGTACCACCACCACCGCGTTGGTCCTTGCCACCGCATTGGTTGCAGTACCACGAGCCGGTGCCGCCTTGGTCATCAAAGCGGTAACGATCGGTACCACCGCAAAGCGGACACGGCTGGTGCTTATCGGTGAGTTGATCTGGCGTCAAGCCAGCAAGCTGCTGCAGCAGGTCGGGCCACCTGCCATTGGTGATGTCTGCAATGGTCATGACTCGCGGCGTCCGGTGGCGGGCAGCAGACCGCGTTGCTGCAGGTCTATGGATTGCTGTAGCACCAACCTGATGGCAGTGCTTCTGCTCATGCGGTCACCACGCCAGGAGTCGAGCCAGTGCAACTGATCTGGGGTGAGCCGCACTGGTGTTGGATGGGCTAAACGCATCTGCAACGGCCGAGGGCTTGCCTACTGTAGCCGTCGCTGCTACGGTCGCAAGGGTTGACGCTCGGATCAGACCTGCTACGCTTTCCACGTTGAGCACGTCAACCGCGCTCAACGCTTCAACACAGCCCCCGCCATTCGGCGGTTGCACCATGCCTGCACGTCGCCTTTTCAACGGAGACGCCAAGAGCCCGCTTGAGCCTCTCTGCCTTGCGGCTGACGATCTGCTTTCCCGCCTGCAGATCAAAACCGGCCTTCAGGACCTGATCCTCGAGGGCAACCGCGATCACCTGATCAGTGGCAAGGCCTACAACACCGCCGGTTACGTCCTTCAACTGTTTGAGTACCTCGGCCGGCAGTGCACTGTTGGTGAGATCATCGCCGCCAGCGATGGCGAACTGACCGAGCGTTCTGTTCAAACCAGCATCGGCAAGATCAACGGCATCCTCTATGCCTTGGTCGGACTGCGCATCACTCTTGACAAGGAGAACAACAAGGTGCGCTTGGTCAACGAATCCGACGCTCTCATGGCAACGGAGAAGTTCGCCGCCAAGTTCAGCAAGGTGCGCGATGAGTTTGTCCGCACCATGGATGCCTACCGCGCCACTGGCGGCGATGTCGCTGGCCTGCTGGCTGCATCCGACGCCGGTCGCAAACTGGCTGACCTGAGCCGGGTGCTGGCACCTGCTCAGGAGGTCGCGGCCTGATCAGCAGGAAAAACGGCGCCAACGAAAGTGCTGATTTTCGTTGGCGCCATCAACACAGCAATCCCATCATGACAGACCTTGTTTCTATTGGCTCTCCACTGGGCCTGCAGTCCACCAGCCCCGATATGAGCCCCGAGCAACGGTGCTCGATCAGCGTCAGCAACATCGAATTGCTTTGTGACCTGGACTGGCGGGCTCGCCTGCTGCTGGGCGCCGAACTGAGCCGCATGAAGTGGAGCGGTGACTTCACCCGCGATTCCGTCTGGTCGAAAGACGATCAGGCGCGTGGTTGGGCTGAGTGGCTCAAGCGCCGCGACTTTCGCTTGGAAGGCGGGGACAAGCCAATCCCCGATATTACCGCCAACACGATCATCATGTGGTCGGTGCTTTATGCCGGGTTTGTTGCCGAAAACGAGCGTCGCGCTGAACGTGGGCTGATGCCATTGCCGCTACCCACCAGCGTCAGTCAGCTGCGCCCATACCAATCGATGATGCGCCGCGTTGATGACTGGACGCCGCCGCAATTTGATCGTTCGCATCCAAGCGATCATCAAGGTGCATTTGACATGGAGCCTCCCTTTGCGGAGGAGCAGCCTGAGGTCATCAAGGCTTGGCAAGAAGCCTTTGAGTCAATCCCACCTGAAAAGCGGGAACGGAAGGGTGAGTACCGCGCACCGACGCAAGCAGAATCGCAGCATTACCTAAACCAGAAGATCGGCCTGCAGCAGTTGAAAGAGCGGGAAGGACGCAGATCGCAAATCCAAGGAAGAAGCACTTACTGTTGGCGCCAAGCCAGCTGACCCCGAGCGTCAGGCCAAGGCTGCAGCTCCCAAGGCAACCAAGAAACCGGCACCACCCAAGAAGTCGGCAGAGGAACTGGAGGCTGAACGCCACAAGTTCCAGGTACAGCAGGACGTGCGTGACTACCGGCTAAAGCTGAACAACCTGCAGCAGTCGGCTGAGTCGCTGGAGGCATTCATCAAGAACACCCTGGCGCGGGAAGGTTCAGAGTCCTACCTGCAGGAACTTCGCCGGCAGGAGATGGGAGTCTATTCCGTTGATGACGACATCAACAAACTGCGTGATGCAGTGTTGGTCTGTCAGTCGGTCTTCAAGTTGATCACTGAACCCTACGCGCCACCTGCTCCCATCAGCAGACACGAAGTTGATCCAACCACCGCCACCATTGATCTGTGATCGCTATGACCAGCGCAATCGTTCCGCGTCGATTCTTTGATGACGATGACGATCAGTCATTGTCGCTTGATTTGAAAGCGCAAGGTTTGATCCGAGTGCATGGCACCATTCCTATTGCGTTAAATGAGCGCATCAAGGCAATGGCGCGCAATCAAAACAAGCACGCAAGTCAATTGATTGGAGAGTTCATTCAAAAGTCAGCCGGTGAAGTCGACAAGCACGAAGCCGCGGCAAGCCAAGCTGCAACTGCAACAGCAATTCGGACCTAACTGGATGCAACTGCTGCAGGAGGTGGAGTGATGACCTGGACCTTACCCATTCGCAAGCTGCTGCAGCTGCGGCAACTGCATGGCGACCAGAAGGCACTGGACCTACTCGAGCTGGCGACTGCTGGCCCTGAAGGCATGGTGTCAACGCAGACCTTGATCGAGCGGTGGCAGGTGACGCAGCTGAATGTCAGCCGGCGGATTGCTGGCCTTCAAGCCGTTGGTTTGGTTGATGTGACCAGCGGCCATGGCGTCTACAGCGTGCATTGGACGGTGCTGCGATGAAAGACAACACATTGCTAGACCGCTGTACGGTGGCATTTCAGGATGCAATGCAAAGAGGTCGATTACCCACCACATACCAACCGTGCGCAACGCGCTGGTGTTGCTGCGGTACTGGATCACTTCAGCTACGAGTTGGTCACCTTGGCCGAACGCCGCCCAGGCATGACCGTTCATGCGCTGGCAATGCTGTTGCGCGAGGAGGCAAAGCTATGAACCTCCGCCCATACCAGCAACAGCTGATCACTGACATCCGCCTGCAGTACCAGCTAGGGCACAAGGCTGTCCTAGCGGTGCTGCCGACCGGTGGCGGCAAGACCGTGTGCTTCAGCTACATCGCGCAGGCTGCTGCCACGCAAAGGCAACCGCGTCTGCATCTTGGTGCACCGGTCTGAGTTGCTCGACCAAGCCAGCAGCAGCCTTAGCAGAATGGGCGTCAAGCACGGCAGGATCCAGGCCAACCGCAGCATGGACCTAAGCCATGCGGTACAGGTGGCCAGTGTGCAAACACTGGCACGGCGGCTGCATAAGTTACCGACTGGGTTCTTCCAGCTGCTGGTCATCGATGAAGCGCATCACACCAATGCAGGGCAATGGGTGACGGTACTGCAGCACTTCCATCAGGCGCATGTGCTGGGTGTTACGGCAACACCGGTACGTGGTGACGGCCGCGGCCTTGGTGAGTGGTATCAGGCCATGGTGCAAGGACCAAGCGGTGCATGGCTTACAGACAATGGCTACCTAGCTAGCGCACGGGTGCTGGCACCACCAGGGTTTGATGCAAGCGGGTTGCGTAAGCGGATGGGTGACTTTGACCCAAAGCAAGCTGAGCAGCGTGTGACCACAATCATGGGTGACTGCGTCAGCCATTACCGCAAGCACCTCCATGGTCAGACGGCGATCGCCTTCTGCTGCTCAGTGGCTCATGCCGAAGCGGTGGCGGCGCTGTTCGTGTCGCAGGGCATTGCCGCTGCCAGCATTGACGGCACCATGAGCACCGAGCAGCGACGCGACCTGCTGCAGGCACTTGGTACTGGCCGGATCAAGGTGCTGACCAGCTGCGCGCTGATCGGCGAGGGCGTCGATGTTCCAAGCGTTGGCGGGTGCATCCTGCTGCGGCCTACGCAGTCGGTCGGGTTGCATTTGCAGATGATCGGCCGATGCCTCAGGCCAAGCGGCGACAAGGTGGCTGTGGTGCTCGACCACGTGGGCAATACGCTGCGGCTGGGGCATCACCTCGAGGACCGTGACTGGAACCTAGATGGTGCTGCCAAACGCGACCGCGAGAAGGCGCCATCGGTGAAGGTGTGCCCGGTGTGCTTCAGCACCGCTAGCAGCGCTGCTCAGGTATGCCCTGATTGCGGGCATGTATTTGCACCGCAAGAAACCAGGGAGCTGGAGGTGGTTGATGGTGAGCTCCAGGAGCTGACCACCCGCCAACGCAAACGCGAGCAAGGCAGTGCGCAGAGCCTTGAAGACTTACGCCAGTTAGCGCAGCAACGTGGGTACAAGCGAGGATGGGCAGAGCGGGTGTATGAAGCCCGTCTAGCTAAGCGGCATGGCATCTGAGCAGTCCATCCAGCAACAGATCCGACTGGCTTGTAGCACCGGCAGCACGCGTCTGTTCCGCAATAACACCGGCACGCTGTATGACCGCCAGGGACGACCGGTGACGTTTGGCTTGGCCAAGGGCAGCGCTGACCTGATCGGCTGGACCACGCGCACGATCACCGCCTGAGATGGTCGGCACTCAGGTGGCGGTGTTCACCAGCATTGAGGTGAAGACACCAACCGGCAGGGTCAAGCCCGAGCAACAGCAGTGGCTCGAGGTGGTGCAGGCTGCAGGTGGCATCGCCGGCGTGGCACGCAGCGTTGAGGAAGCAAACGCACTACTTATCAATGAGATGAACTGCGCCGCAGTGGATCTGGCCTGCTAGTACATCCGCTCACCCTTGATTGTGAACGGATGTAACGCAAGACAGTGTGACACCTGTGGAAACTGAGTTTTCCACAGGTCCATGCGGATACATTCCGCCAGACCCCTTGCGCTGCAGTGTATTTGAGCGGCAGTAGCTGCGTACTACATGGCCGTGTTTGGTATCAAAGCGCTACCAAAACAGCCGACCCTTGTGCCAGTTGGAGGTCAACCCGTGTGCAGGGAGTGTGCCAGTTCCTGCTTATGTGTGCCACTACGTCACTGGCACACTGCAGCCAGATCAACTGCGCCGCAACGGGTCTGGCCAGTCTTGATACTGCTGTACTGATTGAACGTGGTGACGATCTGGCGCACACTGACAGGGCACCACGCAACACACCCCATGGGCGTCATCACCGACACGCTCCGCGCCACCCTCCGCGATCTGGCCGAGTCAGACGCGCGGCTCTACCGCGGACTTGCCACCGAGCTGGCCGACACACCGGCCACACGGCCGGCGCTCCCGTCCGGCGACATCGCCGCCGCCATCGCGCTGCTCGAGGCGCACGGGTACACGGTCACTCGGCCGTGACCCACACACACCGACCCCCGCTGCCACACGGCACGGGGGTTTTTCATGACTGCCCGCCAGCGCGTCCCACGCGCCCCTACAAGGCCCCTCACGGGCTCGCCCCGTGTGTCACACCGTCACCCACTGCAGGACGCCTCACAGGCGCTCCTGTGCGCCACTCCGTCGCATCACGCCATGACTGATTCATCTGCCGCCCGCACCCGCCGTTACCGCGCTCGCCTGCGTGGCCTGCCTGATCCAGGCGCACCGCAGCCGTGCCCCGAGTGCGGCCGCCTGGTGCGCTCCAAGCGCACGGCGCCACTGTGCTCCCGCTGCTGGAAGCGATCGCCAGCAGGACGCGAGCAGAACCGGCAACGGATGGCACTGTTACGTGCAGGGTTGACCACGGCGCAGCATGGTGTAGGATGTGGGGACACCAACGGATTCCACCCATGACCACCGCAATCCTCAATGCCACCTACACGTGCCCTTTCTGCGGTGGGTCTGGCAAGTTGCCTCATTACTCCCACATTCAAAACGGCGACTGCTTTGCCTGTGGTGCTACCGGTCAACTCCGCGACATCAAAGCATTTATTGGTGACAACTCCGATTTAATGCTGACGGTTTACGTCAACAATGGCACATTTAGCGGCGCAGAACTTCGCCGCCGGACTTGGAAGATGAGCACCTGCTCCGTTGCTCCATTTGTCTGCAAGACCTGGGGCCGCGATAGTTTCTTTCGCGTCATTACCGATGCCGATGAAGCCCGCGAAATCTGGCGCAATGCCAAGCGGCTTGGTGTTTTGACTGAACTTGTGACCTAACCACCACGCGGCCCGCCGGAGCCGCACCCAATCCGGCAACCATTCCACCCGCGTTAACACCATGACCACCACACTGAGCCTGATCCTTGCCCTGCTGCTGCTGCCATTACTGGTGCTGCTATGGGCAACAGAATCCACCAAGCAACGTGCCACCAGGTTGCGTAGCTACGGCTGGAGCCAGCAGCGCATTGCTGATCACCTCGGCATCAGCCGGTACAAGGTGAGGCAAGCACTGGCATGAGAAAACAGGGCGGTCTGTCTCCGCCCTTCAATCCTCACGACATCATTCTACCAATGACATCTGACGACTACTGGACATTCCAAACCGCCAAGCAACACGGCGGCAGTTTCATCTCCCACCTGGCTGATGCTGGCCTGCTGGCTGACCCAAACAACCGCAAGGCACTGTTTCAGGCATTCCCGCAGCTGAAGCACTGCTTCGGCCCGCAGACGCTGATCCACCGCCAACTGCGCGAGGGCGTCACGGCATGACTACCAACGAGCAGTACCACGCTGACCCAGCCGTCAGCGCTAGTCACCTCAAAGCGGTAATGCAATCGCCTTACCACTACTGGAGTAGGTTCATCGATCCAAACCGCAGCACAGTTGAACCAACTGCTGCGATGCGGCTTGGCAGCCTGGCGCATTGCGCCATCCTCGAACCGGATGACCTGCTGCAGCGTTACGGCGTTTGCGGGCCACGCAATACCAAAGCAGGCAAGGAGCAGACTGCAGCGATGGAAGCCGAAGGCATTGAAGCTGTTACCAGCACCGACATGGCCAGTGCCATGAGCATGGCTGCTGCAGTACGGAACCATCCTGCTGCTGCAGCATTGCTCAATCAAGGCAAAGCCGAGCAGTCCTTTTGGTGGGATGACCTGCCAACTGGGATGCGCTGCAAGTGCCGCCCGGACTGGTACTACGGCAGCACCGTAGTGGACATCAAAACCACCACTGATGCAAGCCCGCAGGCCTTTGCGCGCAGTGTTGCCACCTTTGGGTATCACGTGCAGGCAGCGCATTACCTAGCCGGCTTGCATGGCGCCGATCGGTTTGTGTTCGTTGCGGTCGAGAAGTCGTACCCGCACGCTGTGGCGGTGTATGAACTTGACGCTGCAGCACTTGCATTAGGGCGAACCACGCGGGACAATGCACTGGATGTGATCGCCGGATGCCATGCCGCTGGTGTGTGGCCTGGCTACGGCGACACGTTCATCCAAACGATCAGCCTGCCCAGTTGGGCAAGCAACCCCATCCAAACTGAAACCTTCTGATGTCAACCTCTATCACCACCTGGACACCAGACCAGGTGCAACTGATCAGCAGCACCATTGCACCGGGCTGCAGCAATGACGAGCTGCGACTGTTTGCTTATGCCTGCCAGCGTACCGGGCTGGATCCGTTCAGCAAGCAGATCTACGCCATAAAGCGTGCCGGCAAGATGACCATCCAAGCCGGCATTGACGGCTTGCGTGCCATTGCAGAACGCACTGGCGAGCTGGACGGCAGCACTACGGAATGGTGCGGTGATGATGGCCAGTGGGCTGATGTATGGCTGAGCGCTAAGCCACCTGCCGCGGCCAAGACCACCATCTGGCGCAAAGGCAGCAGCCACCCGTTTACCGGTGTGGCACGGTTTGCGGACTACAACGCCGGCCAAGGCCTATGGTCCAAGATGCCTGCTGCGATGATCGCCAAGTGCAGTGAAGCCCTAGCGCTGCGTAAGGCATTCCCTGCCAACCTAAGCGGCGTCTACAGCACCGACGAAATGGCGCAGGCTGATGTGGTGCAACCGGTGACCGTAACGGTTGACACCAGCAAGTTCTTCACTGCTGGTGCTGCAGCGATCGCCAAGGCCAAGAGCCAAGAAGAGCTAGCCACATTGCAACCACGAATGGCGGCACGACTTGACGCTGGTGAGATCACGCAAGAGCAGCATGACAAGCTGCTGCATCAAATGCTCGAGAAGGAGGCTGAACTTGTATCTGACGACTGAGCAACTAGCAGCACGCTGGGGATTGAAGCCAAGCAGCATCAAATCCCAGCGGTTGCGCGGCCAAGGACCGTCGTACTACACAGTACCGCGGTTTGCGTTGCCCTTAGGTGAATCAAGGGTCAGGTATCCAATAGCGGATGTCCTGGCCTTTGAAGAGTCCAATTCCATTACACCAATCAATCCATGAGCCTTTATGCTTCCGGCGTCGTTCGTATTATTAGCGAACCGCAGATCAAGTTCTTTGATTCTGGTACTTGTGTTTGCAACTTCGGTGGTGGCATCAGCGAAGGCAAAGATAAAGACGGCAACTACATCAACAATGCCATTGACGTAGAGGTCTGGGGTAAAGGCGGCCAGATGATTTCTGACACCTGCAAAAAAGGTGACAGCATCATGGTGACCGGTGCAATCCGCCGTCAGGACTGGGTTGATAAAGACACCGGCGCCAAACGCAGCAAGCATGTGCTGAACGTGCAGCGATTTGAATACCTACCACGGACAAAGGCTGCTGAAGAGGAGCCTGCATTCTGATGAACACCACCATGATCAAATATGCAATGGCGGCGCTGCTACTGGCAGCGCCTGCTCATGCCAGACCCGTGACCGCCACGGTCTACGACGGCTGGTTTCATGGCCGCGTCACCTACTGCGGCCAAACCTACCAGCACTGGGGCGTGAGCGCTGCGCATCCATGGCTGCCGTGCGGCACACCGGTACGCATCAGCCACCAGGGCCGCACCTTGACCGTGCCGATCACTGATCGGTGCGACTGCGGCTCGATCGACCTGAGCGCCGGCGCTGCGCATCGCTTGGGTGTGCCGCTCGACGGCATCGCAACTGTTCGCATCTCGCACCAATGACTGAGCGCAACTGCATCCCCATGGGAGAGGGAGAGGTGATACGCCTCGACCGCGAAGGCTTTCACTACCGAGGCCAGTTCATCGCGGACGCTGGCGAAGCGCACCGCCTGTTTGTCGAGCGCCTGCGCAAGTTTCAAAAGAATGCGGACGCAAGGCGGTGGCCGGAAGCCACCGACGAACTCCGCGCCAGGGTCGAGACGCTGGAGACGATGCGCGAGGCCGTGCTGGACCTGTACGAGCAGCACGACAAGCTGAAGGAATGGGTCGGCAAGAACTACCTGCGCATCAGGGCGCTGGAGCCGATCAGCGAAGAGGAGAACGATCGACGCTTCCAGGCCTGCATGAAACTGATCCACGAGGCCACGCCAGAGCAGATCCGTGATGCCGGTGCCCAGGCGCGTTCGCTGGTGAGCCGGGTAGCGCTTGCCATCAGTCAATGCGAGGACTCCGCAGCTTGGGACGACGAAGCATTGAACTGGGCACCTGGAGCTCGCGCTGCGATCCGTGAGGTGGCGAGATGGTTGCGCTGCAGCACAGACATCTCCCATGGACCTAAGGCTGCCGACTGGCTTGAGCAGGAGGCCAAGCAATGATCAATATCGACTCCGACCAGGGCCGCATCGGCGAACTGTGGTGGATCAACTCTGACCCATCAACCACCCATCGCGTGGCCATCCCGTTTGCTGGGGCCCATGTGCACCTCGATCTGTACCGCTGGGGCACCTGCGGCATTGGCCGTGACATCCACGTTGCAATGGAGCCAAGCAATGAGCCTTGATGTACACATCGAAGACGACGATGGCAAAGATCTTTACTGGCGCAACATCACCCACAATCTGACCACGATGGCTAGCACTGCTGGCTTGTACGAATGTCTATGGCGCCCAGAAGAAATCGGCATCACAACTGCTCATCAGTTGATTGAGCCAATCTCCAACGGCATTGCATTCTTAGCCATGCACCGCAAGGTATGTGAGCAGGACAGCCCTGCTAATGGCTGGGGAACATGGGAAGGGCTGTATGACTTTTGCTGTGATTACCTCAAGGCTTGCACTGAACATCCACTATCAACCATTCGAGTGTCCCGATGACCCACCCAATCACCCCAACGCCGGAGCTGATTAAAAATTGGCACGACGAGTGGGACGAAAGCGACCAAATAGTACATTCGGCATATACGCACATCGCTATCCGCGCCGCCCAATGGGGTGCCGACCAGGAGCTGGAGGCGTGCCGTGAATGGCTTTGCAGCAACGGAGTCATGTACGAATACGGCGACGGGTCCACAGAGGATCTCCGCGCTGCCCGCCGCCCGAAGCCGCTGAGCTTGAAGGAGCAGAGCATTGCCTTGATTGACCGCATTCAATCATCAAAAGAGGCATGGGACATTAGCGAATTGGACACCATCCGCCGCGCCCTAGAGCAAATCGATGACTGACCCACACCCAATCACCCCACCGCCGGAGCTGCTCAAGCAGTGGGAAGACGACTGGCACGAAGAACGTGAACATGCAGATGTTTTATTGGTGAATGCTTATGCCGCTGGCGCATTAGCGGGTGCAGACGCCGAACTAGAAGCGTGCTGTGCCTGGTTCACTTCTAAGTTTGGAGCAGAGGTGACGGCAGACATTGCTGATCTTCGCGCCGCTAGACGTCCGAAGCCGTTGAGCTTGAAGGAGCAGGCGTTGGCCTTAGTAAGTCTGATTCAAGGCGACGAAAAGGGTTGGCAATTGGACGATCTCGATGTGGTCCGCCGCGCATTGGAGCAGCTCGATGACTGAACTATCCCCACAAGCCCAGGCTATCTGGGAAGCGTTCAACGAATACGAGGCAGGCATATTTGTTGACTACGGTGGCAAACTGGCTGCCGCTTTCAAGACTGCTGCTGACATCCTTCGCGAAGCATACGCAAACGAAGAACCTATGGATCATGCAGATGATTGGCTTTATGACATCGCCGCCGAACTGCGCCAATGACTGACCCTGTCAATCATCCGGAGCACTACACCAAAGGTGGCATTGAGTGCATCGAAGCGATCCAGGCAGCGCTAACACCAGAAGAGTTCCGCGGTTATTGCAAAGGTAATGTGCTCAAATATGTCTGGCGTGAGCAACATAAAGGCGGCACTGAATCACTACGCAAAGCAAACTGGTACATGCAATGGCTGATCGGTTAAACAAAGGTCGCAACTTCACGGTCAACATCCGCATGAGTCGTGAAGAGATTGAAGCCGCTCGCAAGCTAGGTGATGGCAACATCAGCATGGGTTTCCGTCATGCCATCCGGTATGCCTGTTGGAAAGACATGCGACCGATTACCTTAAGCACTATGCTGCGTAGCGCGGCACATATGGCACAGGAGCTGGAAGATGCCCGCAATTCAAATCCAATGCCCTAGTTGCAACAGCTTTCGCACTTATGTGATCGCTACCAACAGCACAGATAAAGGCATCATCCGTCGTCGCAGATGCGCCAGTTGCGACCACCGCTGGTATAGCCACCAGCCGCATGAGCAACCGGTTTCAGCGTATGACATCATCACACCAGACAAAAAACCATTCCTGAGACATGATCCTCTGTGACATCGAAATCCATGACCTGATCCAACAGGGCATGGTGCAGCACCACCAGCCGGAGCTGATCAACCCTGCCAGCCTTGACCTACGGCTTGGCAACCTGATCATGCTGGAATCGGTGGAATCACATCAGATGATCCCGCTGTCAATCAGCAACTACACTGCAGAGCATCCGTACCAGTTGGTGCCAGGGCAGTTCATCCTGGCGCAAACGATCGAGACGTTTGTGATGCCAGAAGATATAGCAGGGCTGTTCTTCCTCAAGTCCAGCCGTGCGCGGGAAGGCTACGAAAACCTGCACGCTGGTTATGCCGACCCTGGGTGGCATGGCAGCAGTTTGACGCTTGAACTGAAGAATGCCCGTCAGCTGCAGTCGCTGCCGATCTACCCAGGCCTGAAGATCGGTCAGATGGTATTCTTCCGCATGAGCCAACGCCCAGCATTGAGCTATGCGTTGACTGGTAGCTACAACAATGACAAGCTAGTCGCGGCTAGCAAGCAGTTCAGAAGCAGCAGCTAGATGCCACGGTTCAATGCTGCATGACCGCAGCGCTTCGGCAACAAGCCATTTGATCTGCGACCGCTGGCTTGCTTCTTGTTCAGCCAGCAATAACGCATATTCAAGCAATGCGTTGTAATCTTTGGCGGCATGTAACTGGCGCAGCATGTTAGCATTGGCTGCGCCATGAAACTGTGCTTCCACTGTATGCACTAATGGATTCATCATGGTTGACAGCATCAAGGACTATCTCAACAGTATCGCCAAGTATCCACTGCTGACGCCGCAGCAAGAGATACAACTTGGCCGTCGTGTGCAGCGGTTAATTGAGCTGCAGTCTATTGATCGACCGTTGACCATTACCGAACAGCGTGAATTACGCAGTGGTGAACGCGCACGGCAACGGTTTATCCAGTCCAACCTGCAGCTGGTTGTACATGTAGCACGCAAGTACGACAAACGCAGCAACAAAACACTAGAGCTACTGGACCTTATCCAAGAAGGTAATATCGGCTTAGCGCGTGCAGTTGAGTTGTTTGATCCAAGCCGTGGCTACAAGTTTTCAACCTACGCCTATTGGTGGATCCGCCAGGGCATTACTCGGGCATTAGTCAGCAATGATGCCATCATCAAACTGCCTATTGGTGTGCATGAAATGCTGTACAAAATCAACCGCACGATACAAGACCTTAGCCATCAGCTTGGGCACCAGCCAAGCATGACAAAAGTAGCAGAGGAGATCGGCATGGATGCAGCTGATCTATCTAATCTATTACGGCAGACGTATACAGTCACCAGCATTGATCAGCACGTCAATGATTCAGACGGCAGCGCCATTATTGATCTGATCGCTGATCCCAATGCAGTTGATGTGGACATTGATCAAGATGTGCAGATCATGTTGCAGTACGTTGAGCTGTACCTAGACCCAAGAACCAAAGCGATCATTGAAGCGCGATCGTCTTATCCAGTTGTTACATGGGCGCAACTTGAACGCGAGCACAATATCTCCAGCACTCGGCTGAAGGAGCTTTACCGGCGTGGTATCAACCGGATCCGTATGCTGATGAGCAATCCACTTGCAGGCACGCCTCTTGGAGCCAACAATCAAGCGGCACGGTGATGTATGGCGCGTATGCCTTAATGGCATGTGTCGTGATCATGCGCAACAATGGCAAGCGTTTATTTTTTATCATCAGATGCAGAATCAATCAACCAGTCCTGAATCTTTAGAACGCGATCAACAGTCCATGAATCTTGACGACTGAACCAATCACGCCATTCTTCACTACCTTTTTTACGGTTGCAGTTACGACACGCTGGCACCAAGTTTGTTGTAACCGTAGCGCCACCTTTATGGCGTGGCTTGACATGGTCTAAGGTGTCAGCTGCTGCATTGCAGTATGCGCATTCATGACCCCATGCGTCAAAGATCTGCTGCCTGAATTGATGTTTAGCGCTGCGTTTAGAGACGAGGTTAGAGCCATCAATCGAGTGATCCACGCAGTTCAGGAATAGGTAGCACCTGGAGACTGAGTCCCAGGATGTGATCATTGGATGGCGCTAACTCAGTGAGTCGCGCTGCAAAATCATCTGATACCGATTCCGGATCATCGCTGTTACTTTCAACGACGATGGTGTATTCAATCTCTAGGACGTATTGCTTCATCAATAATCCCACCGTACCTTCGGTCGGCCTTGACGAATGCCAAGGTGTACAAACCCTTTAGGTGCACCGTAGCCGATGCTGTATGGCCAGTTCGTATCGCACCATGACTGGACTGCATGGATGTCTGCACCGCTGACGTAAAAGTCAACTGCACCAACGCTAGGCGCGTTGTACAGGTGCTCGCTGCTGCTGGCACCGCCAACGCTGCGGTTGATCGCTGGCGGTCTGTAACCCGAGGTGATCACCACTGGTTTGCTGCCGAATGCTGTCCGCACCCGCTCGAGGAACGTCGCTAGCTCAGCAGCAGTGTCCACCTGATGCTGATGATCGAAACGCCTAGCCTCTTGCCCTAGTGCAAACTCGCCTAGGGTGATGTGTGGCGTGATCCGCAGGCTGAATGGGCTGCTAGGCAGCAGTTTTGCCGGTTGCTGCTGCACCTCTGGCAAGCCCCACAGCCGCGCTTCTGCTTGCCGTCGTCGCAAGAGGCCAGCTTCGACATTAGTGCCAGGGTTGCGGTACAGCAGCAACGCATCGGGTACTGCTGCCCAGTCTTTATCCTTGAGCCGCTTGCTGATCGTCTCGAACCCATTAGCACCGTAGAAGCCGCTGCCTAGGTTGTACGCAAAGCTGATCAGTGCTGATTGCTTATCACCGGTCATTGCATTCCAGAATGGCACGGTGCTGCGCAGCTTGCTGGCGATGCGTTCTACCTCAAGGTCCAGCAACCCGTTGGCATCGATCACGGTGATCTTGTCACCACGCTGCACTGCACGGCCGTTACTGTACCTGGTGGTGCCGTAACCAATCGTCCATGGGTCACCGCCACTGAGCGGATCTGGATAGGCCGATAAGTGGCAACCTTCAAACTCTTTTATGAGCTTTACAGCAGCGTCATAATCATGCACCTTGCCGCCTTGGCTCCAGGTTTTAAACCACGGCTGGTCTTTATTAAACAGATCAGGCGCAACCTTTAACAGTTCAGCTTCTAATTCAACGATCGCCGCTAGCTGATGCGGTAACGCCTTCCAGTAACGGAACAGGTCACTGGGTTTGATCGGTGCTTTAGCCACGCTTGGGGAACATCAATTTGAGCGCTTGCAGCAGCAGCTGCACCCAGCTGTTGGACTTAAGCGGTGTCAGCGCAATGATCTCGCTACCTGCTGCAATGACAATGGCAACAACAGCAACGGTTTGGGCATCCATGATCAACGATGCGGACGTGCTTCTAGCGTAGCGACGCGTTGCTCAACGCCGTTCAAGCGGTTGAATGTTTCTTTGCGGTCTTGCTTGATGTCGACATGGAGCACCTCGAGTTGAGTGGCGATGTGCTCCACTGCAGCGGTCAAGCGGATCACTGCATCACGGGCTTCATCATTGCGACGGCTGAACCCCATGGCGCCCATAGCCGCCACGCTGATGGATGCACCGGCAACAGCAGCGATCAGCTCGATCATGGCATCAGTCTAGTTGGCCCAGGGCAAGCCCTGCGCTTTGGTTGGGTTGTGCTGCTCGTCGAGCTGCGCCTGGAGGGCGGCTTCGATCTGGTCGACGTCGAGTTGCGCCTTGACCCAGTCGATCACCTGCGCTTCGGTGAGGTCAGCAAAGGGGATCAGATCATCAGGGCGCTCAAAGCCGATCGAGCCATAGGCGCCAGCCTTGTAGGTGCCGTCGTTGGCGTCAATGGTGTAGTGCGCCGTGAAGACATACCCGTCAGCGGTTTCGCGTTCGAGTTGAGCGATGTGCCAGGTGAAGGTGGTTGCGGTCATGGTGTGTGAGCTTGGGTGTGGGTGGGTAGTGAGTAGGACTACTGTGCCTCAAGGGCGGTAACGCGATCTTTCAGCGCGGTGATCTCAGCCAACGCTTCCTGCAGCGCAGCAGTCAGCAGGGGCACCAGCTTGGATTGGTCGATGCCCTGGTAGATCGGGTTGCCGTCGTCATCGACAGCATCTTTCTCACCAGTGACGCACTCGGGGACCACGGCTTGAGCTTCGTGTGCGATGAAGCCATCGACGGTGGCATCAGGATTTGCAATAAAGTTAAAGCGGTGAACCTGAAGTTGATTAACTCGGTCAGCAGCGCCAGTCAGCGGGATAACGTTTTCCTTAAGGCGATAGTCGGAGGAAGTGTTATAGGAAGTTGTGGTTGTCGTGCAGCTAATAGTGCCAGGAGTATTTCCGTCAACACCAAGCTCAATGACTGTCCCAACACCACCATTCCGTTGCATCCTGGCGACGGTTACATTTTGCCCCAAAAAACGCGAGTAACCTGTTGAATCAATCCTCATCCTCTCCGTCGGAGAAGACGCCCCATCCGCCGTAGTGCTGAACACTAGGCGTGTTGGAAGGTCACCTGCAGCACCACCAGATGCAGCTCCGTCAACTACAGCCATCAATACGATGCGCCGCGTCCAGCAATGCGCTCCCGTCAGCTTCCTTGCCAACAATCAATCCGCCCAAGGTTGTCGCCATCTGCAATTACGGCTTGAGCGCCAACTAGTTGCATCGCGAGCTTTTGGCAAATACATAAGCAGCTACTATCATTGCGTTTGGAGCATTTGATGTAATGCTCGAGCGGTCTGGATTGCGGGGTAAAGCCTACAGCAGAGCTAATGCTCGTAGACGTGCCCACTAACAGCCTGCCGGAGCTGTCGATGCGGACGCGTTCGTTTGTATCAGAAAATCCGTTTCCGGTGATAGCTGTATGGAAACTTAAATCGCGCCCTTTTCTATTGACAATCGCATTGTGATAGATAGTGCTTCCCGACCAACCATCTAAACAATGGCATGATCTGGGGTTGAACTGTACCCAGGTCCTGCTGGATAAGCACCAATTTGGAAAGGAACAACAGTTGTTGTTGTTGTGCCATCATTTGTCCCGATGTAAACGCCGTTTGACGTGCTGATAGTAGTTGTGCCATCACCATTGCCTTGGTTGCCGAGACGCACATTTCCACGAGTATCTAAAGTTGCACCAGGGCTCGTAGTGCCAATCCCACGTTGCCTGCGGAGTCGACATAAACCCGTGGCGACCCACCCGTAGCGATCGCCAGTTGGTCTGCGCCGGGGCTGTAGATGCCGGTATTGGGGTCGCTTTCAAACGCAAACCCAGGTGCTGCTGCGGTGCCATCGGGTGCACCGCGTAGCAGCTCTTCGATGGTGATGCGTTTGTTTTTGTTGGCAGCTGATGCCTCGCTGATGTCAACGATTGGCAGGTAGTCACCCGACGCAGGCGCCGTAAGCGCGGTCAGGTCGGAAATCTTACGGTCGGCCATTAGGGATCCTGTGCGTGATTACAGTTTAAGACCAGTTGCCAATGTTGATCGTGCCAGCCGCACCTAGTGGCATCATGCGGATGTGACTGCCGGCAGTAGTTGAATATGCGCCGCCAGGTGCTGCGCTAAGTGTGTATTGAGGGATGAAGGTGCCAGCAGCGTTGATGGATACGGTACCTTTGACAATGACGCGAAAGTTGTTTGCGGAACTGCCGGAAACAGTCCCAGTCATTGCTGTATTTGATGTTGTTTGGCAGTAGTTAAAAACATCAGGAGCAGTCGCAGATGGAAATGCAGACGCTGTATGAAGACCTGTCAAAACATAACTAATATTATTGATTGTTGCAGTTCCACCAAAGCCAAGGCCAACAGTATGGCTTGCGGTACCTGCAGCTTTAGATAAGCAGAACACCATTAAAAACTCGTAGATGGTGCTAGCTGCAAGGCTGACACCTACGCCAAAAAGGCTTTGGGCTGTATTAACATTCGACCCAGCGTATGCAGTGTTGAGCCTGTAGAACAATTTGCGATCTGTAAAACCCCATGGGTCGCCAGTTCCACCGGCACCGATTGTTTGGTACTGCGCTGCGGTGTGCCACGTGCTGCTAGAGCTACTGTCGCGCAAATAAAGCGTTGGTGGCGTTGCATCCGTATCCAGCCATTCCTCGTAGGCGTAAGTGGTAGTAGGTGCAGTTGTACCGCTGTTCTTGGTAGCAATCGCAGATAGTGCATCGTTCAGATCACTGCGAAATGCAGCGCCGGCCTGGTTGGCAATGCTGTAGTCGTGTTGTGCCATTAGATGATCTCCTTGCCGTAACCAACGGCGGTATAGGTGAAGTCATGTTCTTGTGGTGTTCCGCCATGGAACACCTCAAGGTCAAAGCCGGTACGCGTTACGTTGCTGATAGCCAGTTCATCATTGCTGTTCATATCGTACATCGTAACGCCAACACTTGGCGGTGCATAAAACGGCACGTCAAAGCTGTATGTCGTAAGCGCCGCGCTCGAAGTGATCACCGCTGATGCCTCAGTGCGTTGCTGCAGTTCGACAGCAACGCTGGCATTGGTCACGACCGGCACCTGTGTTGCATCGGTGGTGGTGAGCACCACCTTGAACTGAAAACCACGACCGCGGACTGTTGCATTGGCAAACTCACGCCATTCGCCCCAGGTTGGTGTGCCAGCTGGGTTGTCCGTAGTGCTGCGTACATACATCAACGCATTGGTACGATCGCCTAGGTCATCAATGGTTCCCCATGTATCAATGTCGCCGGTCTTGTCATCCCACAGCGCGCCAGCGATGAAAGTATAAAAATCAATCGTCCGCCGAATGTTTATGTCGTAAACCTGATTCATATCTAGCGTCTGGTTAAAGGTATAACTACCAGTTTCAAGTGCACCGCCGATGTTATCGATTGAATCCAGCGCATCCCAATCACCGTCAAGCGCCATGTCGTCAACGTAGGTTTCGTTAGCGATTGATAGTCCATCACCTGTTGCCGCTTCAAAGAAAAATGTATCCGCAAATGCGCCATCAAACGGCGGGTGCGTATAGGTCTGTACTGTCAACCGCGGCAGTGGTGTCGGCAGGTCAACCACGATCGCGGATGCGGTGACGCTGCGGTTACCGGTGTCGTCCTCGAACTTGAGCATGTAAGTACCTTCCAGCAATGGCACCTGCTTTTGCGTCTGCCCGCCAGCAGCAGCAGCGACGATCTCCTGTCCGTTCTCCCATGTAGCACCGGTCAGCACCGGC